GAATGATGGTAAACCAACCTGGATAACTGGTACGCACTACATGTACTTACAATGGAGTAAGATAGATGTAGGCGCTCCAGACTTTAGAGAAGCAAATAGATTGTTTTTTATATTCTGGGAAGCTTGTAAGGCGGACAAAAGGTGCTATGGGATGTGTTATCTTAAGAATAGACGATCTGGATTTTCTTTCATGTCTTCTGCCGAAGCCGTTAATTTAGCTACTCTTGCAAGTGATAGTAGATATGGAATACTATCTAAATCAGGAGCTGATGCTAAAAAAATGTTTACCGACAAAGTTGTACCTATATCAATCAACTATCCGTTTTTCTTTAAACCTATACAAGATGGTATGGATCGCCCAAAATCCGAGCTTGCTTATCGTGTACCCGCTAGTAAGTTTACTAGAAAAAAGATCACGGCGAATGAAAAGCTTGAAGACATACAGGGATTAGATACAACTATTGACTGGAAGAATACTGGAGACAATAGTTATGATGGTGAAAAATTAGCATTACTAGTACATGATGAAAGTGGAAAATGGGAAAGACCTGATAATATACTAAATAACTGGAGGGTTACAAAGACATGCTTACGATTAGGTAGTAGAATTATTGGTAAGTGTATGATGGGCTCAACTTCAAATGCATTAGATAAAGGTGGGGAAAACTTTAAAAAACTATACAATGCTTCAGATGTCACAAAACGAAATAAAAATGGCCAAACAAAGTCTGGTTTATACTCTTTGTTTATCCCAATGGAATGGAACTATGAAGGATTTATTGATGAGCACGGAGCTCCAGTTTTTACTACTCCTGACGTCGATAGATTCGCACCAGACGGTGAATTAATAGATTTTGGTGTAATAGATAACTGGCAAAACGAAGTAGATGGTTTAAAAGGAGATTCTGATGCTTTAAACGAGTTTTACCGCCAGTTTCCAAGAACTACAGAGCACGCTTTTAGAGATGAGACCAAAGGAAGTATATTTAATTTAGTTAAAATATACGAGCAGATAGATTACAACGAAGAGATGTCTAGAACATTAGGTATTACTCGAGGTAATTTTCAGTGGGTTAATGGGATTAAGGATTCACAAGTTATATTTTATCCAAACCCAAAAGGTAGATTTAAAGTTAGTTGGGTACCACCTCAGCATCTTCAAAACAACGTTACGCTTAAAAACGGAATAAAACACCCAGGTAACTCCCACATGGGGGCTTTTGGTTGTGATTCTTATGATATATCAGGAACTGTAGATGGAGTAGGTTCTAAAGGAGCTTTACACGGTTTAACCAAATTCAGTATGGAAGACGCTCCAGCAAACAGTTTCTTCTTAGAGTACTTGTCAAGACCACCAACGGCCGAGATGTTCTTTGAAGATGTTCTAATGGCTTTAGTATTTTACGGGATGCCAATATTAGCAGAGAACAATAAACCTCGTCTATTGTATTATTTAAGGCGAAGAGGATATAGGGGGTTTAGCATGAATAGGCCCGACAAAGTGTGGAACAAATTATCTGTAGCTGAAAAAGAAGTTGGTGGAATACCCAATTCAAGTGAGGATATAAAACAAGCGCATGCAGCGGCAATTGAGATGTATATCCAAGACCACGTAGGTATTAAGCAAGATGGATCGTTTGGAGACGTTTATTTTAATGAGTTGCTAAACGATTGGAGTAGATTCGATATAAACAAAAGAACAAAGCATGATGCATCTATAAGTTCTGGTTTGGCTATTATGGCTAACAATAGACATTTATATGCACCTAACGCTAAGATAGTAAAACCCCCATTAAACATGCATATCTCAAGATATTCAAATACAGGCGGTACGTCTAAAATAATTAAAAAATAATATGAGAGGTAGAGATGGTATAAATAATTTTTTCCCAAGCCAAGTTGTTAGCGACTCAGAAAAGATAAGCTACGAGTACGGCTTAAAAGTTGCACGAGCTATAGAGCAAGAGTGGTTTTCTAATTCTGGTAGAGGCGGTAACAAGCACAGCAACGGTGTAAATAATTTTCATAGCTTAAGACTATATGCTCGAGGCGAGCAGTCTATTCAAAAATATAAGGATGAGTTATCAATCAATGGTGATTTGTCCTATCTTAATTTAGATTGGAAGCCTGTTCCGATTATATCTAAGTTTGTTGATATTGTTGTCAACGGAGTAGCTGAGAGATTATATGATATAAAAGCGTACTCACAAGACCCAGCTGGCGTTAGTAAGAGAACCGAGTATATGGAGACTATCCAGAAGGATATGAAACTCAAGGAATTTGATGCAACTACAAAAGCTCAATTAAACATAGATCTATCAGAAACTCCACCAGAAAAACTACCTGACTCCGAAGATGAGTTACAATTACATATGCAGCTTGATTACAAGCAGGCTGTTGAGATAGCCAACGAACAAGCTATAAACGTGTTGTTAGATGGTAGTAGGTATGAGTTGATTAAAAAAAGATTTTTTCATGATTTAACCGTTATTGGAATTGGAGCTATAAAAACAACCTATAACACTTCTGAAGGTGCTAAGGTTGAATATGTAGACCCTGCTAATTTAGTTTACTCCTATTCTGATTCCCCATACTTTGAAGATATATACTATGTCGGTGAGGTTAAGTCAATACCTATAAATGAGCTGGCAAAAGAATTCCCGTTTTTAGAGCACGAAGACTTAGAGGATATACAGAAAAGTAATTCTAGAAATGGTCGTTATGGAAACACTAGCAACGACAGCGATGACAATAAGGTTGAGGTGTTATACTTCAACTATAAAACATACATGAATGAGGTTTACAAAGTTAAAGAAACCGGTAGCGGCGCGGATAAAGCTATAACAAAGAACGACAAATTCAACCCACCCGAGTCAGAAGCTAAATACTCTAAGCTACAAAGATCTATAGAATGTCTTTATGACGGAGCTATTATACTTGGTACAGATAAACTTCTTAAGTGGGAGATGGCCAAAAACATGATGCGATCTAAAAGTGATTATACTAAGGTTAAAATGAATTACTCTATAGTTGCCCCAAGAATGTATGAGGGTAGAATAGACTCATTAGTAAATAGAGTTACGGGTTTTGCAGATATGATTCAGCTAACGCACTTAAAGATACAGCAGATATTATCTAGAATGGTACCAGATGGAGTGTATCTAGATGCTGATGGATTAGCTGAAATAGATTTAGGAAATGGTACTAATTACAATCCTCAAGAAGCACTTAATATGTTCTTCCAAACAGGTTCTGTGATCGGTAGATCATTTACTCAAGATGGAGATCAAAACGCTGGTAGAATACCTATAACAGAAATATCAAACGGAGCAGGTGCTGGAGGTAAATTACAATCATTAATAGGTAACTATAACTACTACTTACAAATGATAAGGGATGTAACCGGGCTTAACGAAGCTTCAGATGGTTCTACTCCAGATGCTAAGTCATTAGTTGGGGTGCAGAAGATAGCAGCAGCGAACTCAAACACAGCAACAAGACATATATTACAATCTGGATTGTTTCTGACAGCGGAGGCTTGCGAAGCTTTATCGTTGAGAATATCAGATATACTAGAGTATTCACCAACTAGAGATGCTTTTATACACGCTGTGGGAGTTCATAATGTAGCTACATTAAAAGAAATGTCAGAGTTACATTTGTCTGATTTTGGAATTTCATTAGAATTAGCGCCAGACGAAGAAGAGAAGCAATTGTTAGAAAATAATATCCAAGCATCAATAACGCAGGGAGCTATAGACTTAGAAGACGCTATTGATTTGAGGGGTATAAGAAATATAAAGCTAGCTAATCAAATGCTTAAGATCACTAGGATGAAAAAAGCTGAAGCCAAAGCAGCTGAAGCGGAGTCACTAGCGAAAGCGCAAGGAGAAGCAAATGCTGAGGCATCTAAAGCCGCGGCAGAAGCTGAAACACAAAAAGCACAAGCCGCACACGCTTTAAACATAGAATTAGAACAAACAAAGGGTCAGATCAAATCTCAGCAAATGATGGAGGAAGCGGAGATTAAAAAAGAACTTATGCAGATGGAGTTTGATATTAACATGAAGCTTCAAAAAATGAATTTAGAAGAAGTTGACATGAAAGATACTGTGAAAGAAGACCGTAAAGATTCAAGAACAAAAATGCAAGCATCACAACAAAGTGAGCTTATTGACCAAAGATTAAACAAGAAGCCAGCTAAAAACTTTGAGTCCTCAGGTAATGACATTATGAGTGGGGAGTTTGGTTTAGGCGCTTTTGGTCCTAAGTAGGAATTATTAATTATTATTATATTATATCATGGAAGAAAACAAAAAAGAAGAGCCATCAGTGGATAACACTGTTGAAAAGCAAAAAATCAAAAAGAAACCATCAATGAAGAAAATGAACACCGACATTGATAGCGTTACGAAGGTAGATTTAAAAGAACTAGCAGCTAAAGCCCAGGAAGTGGCAAAAGTAGATTTAAGTAAACCAAGTCAAGAAGAAGAAGTTGTAGAGGGAGAAAAAACTGAAGAGGCTGTAACGGAGGTTACGGAAGAAACAGGTACACAAGCAGAGGTTGAGACAAAAGAGACTCCAGTGTTAGAAGAGATAACGGATGAAACTGAAGAGCCCACCACTTTAGTTGAAGAGGTAGTCGAAGAACCTGTAGAGGCTGTTAATCCACTACCCGAAAACATTGAGAAGTTGATGAGTTTTATGAAGGAAACAGGGGGAGACTTAAGTGACTATGTTAAGTTAAATAAGGATTATTCAGAAATGGACAATCTAACTTTACTAAAAGAATATTACAAAGAATCAAAACCACATTTAGACGATGATGAAATTGGATTTTTAATGGAAGATAAGTTCTCATTTGACGAAGACGTTGATGATGAGAGAGAAATAAGAAAGAAAAAAATAGCGATGAAAGAGCAAGTTGCCGGCGCTAAAGAACATTTAGACGGACTAAAGTCTAAGTACTATGAAGACATCAAAATGGGTTCAAAGCTTACGAGTGAGCAAAAGGATGCAATTGATTTTTTTAATAGGTATAACAAGGAGGAAGCAAGTAATAAGGAAACAGCAAAAGAACAAAAATCTAGTTTCTTAAAGAAAACCGAGCAGGTTTTTAACGACAAATTCAAAGGTTTTGAATACAACGTCGGAGAGAAAAAATATAGATTCAACGTGAATAATGCAGATGAGGTTAAAAAAACTCAAGGTGATATAAACAATTTCGTAGGAAAGTTTCTTAACGAAAAAGGTGAGGTATCAGATGCCAAGGGTTATCACAAATCTCTCTATACAGCTATGAACGCTGATGCTGTGGCTAAACATTTTTATGAACAAGGACAAGCAGATGCTATTAAGAATAGTGTTGCTAACGCTAAGAACATAGACATGAGTCCTAGGCAATCTCACGGTGGTGATAACAACACTAGTGGGTGGAAGGTAAAAGCCTTAGGGGATGAATCCGCTAACTTCAAATTTAAAATTAACAAAAAATAAAAATTTAAAACAAAAAAATTATGGCAATATCAAATCCGGGCCCCGGACATTCGGGGACCGCTGGTAGTCTAAATAGTGTACCTGCTTCAAAGAAAGCAACACTATCTTCAAACTACATCGATTTTACAAGTGGCGCAGGTAACGACTGGGGTCAACAATATTTACCAGATCTTATGGAAAAAGAAGCTGAGGTGTTCGGAAGCAGAACAATCGCAGGATTTCTTGAAAAAGTAGGAGCTGAAGAGTCTATGACTTCTGATCAAGTAGTTTGGTCTGAGCAAGGTAGATTACACTTATCATACACTGGAACGCTTAACACTGGAACTTCAGTGTTTACAATGCTTAAGGATATAGATGGTAACGCAATTGCTTCAGGTGAGCACGGTATACGTATCAATGATATGGCTATTGTAGCTACAGCTGAAGGTACTATAAAGTGTTTATGTACTGCTTCTTCAGCAACTACAGCAACTTTACTTCCTTACGAAAATGCTCACATTGATGACACTGCAGCGTTTACTGTTATATCAGCTGCTCCTGCAACTGTGTTAGTTATAGGTTCTGAGTTTGGAAAAGGTAAGCAAGGTCAAGGTGGAACAACTTCTGTTACTTCTGGTTTTGGAACTGTTAAACCAACTCACACTTCTTTCTCTAACAAACCAATTATCATTAAAGATTACTTCGAGATCTCAGGATCTGATGTTTCTCAAATTGGTTGGGTAGAGATTTCTGGTGAAGATGGGCAAAACGGTTACTTATGGTACTTAAAAGCTGAGGGTGAAACTAGATCAAGATTTACTGATTACTTAGAAATGACTATGTTGGAAGCTGTTAAAGGTGTTCCAGGTACGTCTACTGCCGAAGGTACTATTGGTACTGCGGGTGATACTTTTGGTACTGAAGGTTTATTTGCTGCTGTTGAAACTCGTGGTAACGTTACTACTGGAATCACAGGTATCAACCCAGCAACTGATTTAGCTGAATTTGATGCTATCTTAGCTGAGTTTGATTCTCAAGGTGCTATTGAAGAAAACATGATGTTTGTTAATAGAGGAACTTCTCTTGCAATGGATGACATGCTAGCTTCTATGAATTCTTACGGATCTGGAGGTACTTCTTACGGAGTATTTGACAACGAAGAAGATATGGCGTTGAACTTAGGTTTCTCTGGTTTCAGAAGAGGTTCTTACGACTTTTACAAGTCTGACTTCAGATACCTAAATGACAAAGCTACAAGAGGTGGTGTTAACGCTAGAGATGCTGTTGCTCCACTTAGAGGGATTATGATTCCTGCTGGTGTATCTACGGTTTATGACCAACAATTAGGAAAGAATCTTAAAAGACCTTTCTTACATGTTCGTTACAGAGCTTCACAAACTGAGTCTAGAAAATTAAAGACTTGGACTACTGGTTCTGTTGGCGCTGAAACTTCTGACTTAGATGCAATGCAAGTGCATTACTTATCTGAAAGATGTTTAATCGTTCAAGGTGCTAACAATTTCATGTTATTGAAATAGGCACAAATTTATTAAGGAGTCGGGGCTTCGGCCTCGACCCTTTATTTTATTAATTTATATTATATTATATTATGGCTAAAAAAGCTAACACAAAGAAAGTTGAGGTAGAACCTCAAATCGAAACAATGGAAGAAGTGGTTACAGAATTTTTTGAAGATACTGTGGTTGCAGAACCAAAAAAAGTTGTTAAAGAGAGATCTGTACCAACACCAAAAATTATTAATGATTGGGAGATTAAGGATAGGACCTATTTCCTAAAGGGTCAAGGAAAACCCTTGTCATACATTATCAAATCAGCTAACGTACATTGGTTTGATGAGGAAAAGGGATATGAAAGAGAGTTAAAGTACTGTTCAAACCAAAGAACAGTATTTGTTGATGAAATGAAAGGCGATCAAAGATTAGAGCATATTATTTTTAGAGCTGGTGTTTTAATGGTTCCTAAAAACAAAACAGTATTACAAAAACTACTATCGATATACCATCCACATAAAGATAAGTTGTTTAAAGAATGGAAACCGGTAGAAGAAGCTACGTCACAACTAGATTGGTTAGAGTTTGAGGCTGACGCACTGCACGCCGCTAAAAATCTAGAAATTGATCTAGCTGAAGCGGTTATGAGAGCAGAGATAGGTTCTAAAGTTAGTACTATGAGTTCTAATGAACTTAAAAGAGATTTACTATTATTCGCTAAGCGTAACCCTCAATTGTTCTTAGAATTAGTTACTGATGAAAATATACAACTTAGAAACTTTGGTATAAAAGCTACTGAGCAAGGTATATTAAAACTATCTGAAGATCAAAGAACTTTTACTTGGGCTTCTACTGGTAGAAAATTAATGAATGTACCTTACGAGGAACACCCTTACTCAGCACTGGCTGTTTGGTTTAAAACTGACGAAGGTATGGAGATTTACACTAATATTGAAAAAAGAATCTCTTAACAACAAAATAACATGGTCACCCTTCGGGGTGATCATTTATTAAATATAATTATATGGATAAAAAATCTAAGGGTCTAGGAGACTCGATAGAAAAAATAACAAAGGCAACGGGGATAAAAAGCATTGTGGATGCGGTTAACAAAGCTAGAGGCGTTAAAGACTGTGGTTGCAATAAGAGAAAAGATGTTTTAAACAAAGCGTTTCCTTACAAAAATAAAAAATAAATACTATGATTTTTATAGATACAGTGTATCAAAGGGTTTTAACTTTGGCTAACAAAGAACAAAGGGGTTATATAACACCTCAAGAGTTTAACCTACTCGCTAACCAAGCTCAGATGGAGATATTTGAACAATATTTCTATGACGCTAAATCAGAGGATAAAAATCTTAAAAATTCAACAGAGTTCTCTAATGTAGACGAAATGCTCGACGAGAAAATATCTGCTTTTAAAAACGATCAAGTTATCGCTATATCGGGTGGTACAGGTACATTACCAACTGATTTACATAGATTAGGTTCTTTATACCTTTCGGGTTCAATGGTAGAAGTGGAGCAGGTTACTGAAGAGGAGTTAATGTATTTACATCAATCACCATTGGCAAGGCCAACGCTTGGTTTTCCGGCTTTTGTAAGAGGAAAGATTGATAAAGTCAAGCTATATCCCCCAACTATATCTGGTGTCAACTGTAGGTATATAGTTAGCCCAAACAAAGTGGCTTGGGGATACATAGTTTTAAATGAAAAAGCACTGTACAATGCGCCAACGTCTGTAAACTTCCAGTTACACGAGAGTGACGAGGCTGAGCTTGTATATAAAATACTAGCGCTAGCTGGTGTGGTTATTGCTAAAGTAGGTATAAAAGATATTGCTAATCAAGAGATAGCGACACAGAAAGCACAAGAAAAACAACAATAAAACATGGGATTATACACAGGTAGTTTAGCTAATTATTACGGTGGATTAGAAGAGCAAGGTGCTTATCAATTTGTATCCATAACAGATATTATAAACAACTTTAGAGTTGCGTATGTAGGTGAGGATAAAATAATATCAAAAATATCTAGAGCCGATATAAAGTTCCACGCTATGAGAGGCTTGCAGGAGTTAAGTTTTGATACACTTAAATCTTGTAAGAGTTTAGAGTTGTATATCCCACCAAACTTACTGTTTCCAATACCACACGACTACGTCAATTATATAAAATTAACGTGGACAGACGCTAATGGTAAGTGTCATCCAATAAACAGTTGTAGAGAGTGCTTTAAGGATCCAAAATCCTATAAGCAAACCGAAAAAGGAACGATTGATGTTGGTAGAATGGATGGGGAGGTGATAAAAAGAACGTTAGTTCAAGCTGCATATGGAGAAGATTG